ATGACAGTAATCAGTAAAGAACGTATGAAACAAGTGGCTCTACTGTCTAGTGTAATCTATTGGCTTGATAGCCATGAAATGACAGCTAGTATTATTGAGATGCTTCCTAAAGGGACTATCGAACGTGTGCAAACATTCCTATCAGAAGATGAGCAAGCTTTTCTTGTATCCCTTGATGGCGAGAGCCATGAGTTTAAACAAGCCTATGTAGACGCAATTCTAAGCATCGTTGGGGAGTCTTAATGATTAGCCCGTTTCAAACACAATTAGGACAACACCCTATTACACTGCACCTTCTACCAAATGGCTCTATTATCTTCTTCCCTCATTTTAATGGCCTATGGATGACAGATTATTGCGACAACTTGGTTGTAGATATTCATCAACAAGGTATTTATCTATACGATACAGAAACACGAGACGAAGATAATATTGTTTTTGGTAATGCTGTTGAATATAAAACTAGGCCGTTGATCCTACAATGGTTAAAGAGTTTTAATCTAAAATATAACATGATGTTTTAAGGAGATGATATGAATAAAAAGATTGACAGTAACGCTATTGCAGCGGCGTTTGATAGCGTATATGAATTCAACGATATTAGTAAGCAATTTGAAGGTGATCCACGAGAAGGCCTTGACCTTCAATTAGACTTAATTTGGGAAGAATATACAGAAACAATTGCAGCTATGGATGACGGTTGCTCCGGCTATCCTAATATTGATCGTCGCACAGCAGAAATAGAACTTCTTGATGGAGCTTGTGATTTATTTGTAGTAGTAGTTGGCTTGTTACAGAAACTACAGAATGCTGGATTTAATGTGCAGGAAGCACTACAACGTGTGACAGATAACAATCTAAGTAAGTTTCCTACAAGTATTAACCCTCAAGATTGGAATTGGTATGAGAGCCAAAAATGGACTCCTGTATACAATGATTCATATGGGAAGTTTGTATTGAAAGATGAAAATGGCAAATCACGTAAGCCTATTAACTATTGTCCAGTAAATATTTATGATCTGGTTCCTACTACTCTGTTCAAGGAGGTTGTATGAGCCGACCAGTTAGTTTCAGAGATGTAATTAAATGCTTGAACTATCTAGGACATAGTGGTATTAATGAAATCCATTTATTGCCACGTAGCCAAGATGAGTTAGTCAAGCCTATTCTATATGATCTTGGTATTGATATAAATAAGCCTATCTATATTCAAGCATACAAGCACAGGGATATGGACAATAATATTGGAATTGGTTTCAGATATAATGGAACAATTCGTACAGATAGAGAATGGGTCAATGGGAAGCATTGTGATGTGATGGAGCGTATCAGTATTACAGCTTTTTCAGATTTATCTTTAACTAGGGAGCTATGTAGTTTAGTTGGAAAAACAATTGATCTATCAGATCATGATGGGGCATATACGATGGATGATGAAACTGATAGTAGTCAATTTATCGTAGAAACGTATGAAGAAGATAGTAAAATGATTAATAATTTAAATGCAATTTGTAAAGCTATTAGAGGTGATGAATGAGTGTTACAATGGTTAAAAAACGTAATGGAGAGATGGAAACATTCTCTCCAGACAAATTAAATAAATGGGGAGAATGGGCGGCAGGAATTAATGTCGATTGGTCTAGTGTAGTACTAGAAGCTTGTCGTAAATGTTTTGATGGCTGTACAACAGAAGATTTACATAATGCAATGATAGCTGCTTGTGTTGATATGGAAACAACACAGCATTTAAAGATGGCTGGTAGGCTGTACATCGGGGCGTTAATTAAAAACACATTTGGGGGCTTAGACCGTATCCCTACAGTTTCTCAAATGTACGCAATGATGAGAGAGAAAGGTTTATGGGATACTATGGACTACGACGAAGAAGAGTTGGCATGGTTCAACTCTATCATCGATCATTCTAAAGACTTTAATACATCTCTCACTGAGATTAAACAAGTAGTAGATAAGTATGCTATTACTGATCGTGTAAGTAAAATTGTATATGAGACTCCGCAATTTGTTTATATGCGTATGGCAATGGGGAATATGGTTAGGATGCCAAAAGATCGGCGTAAGTTTGACGTAGAAAAACTATATAAATATCTAAGTCAAAAGAAAATTAATGCCCCTACACCATTCTCCATTAATCTTGGAACACCTAAACGACAGTATGCTAGTTGCTGTGTTACAACAACAAACGATACAGCAGCGAGTTTAGCTGCAGCAGATCATATTTCTTATATGATGACATGTGCTAGTGCTGGTATTGGCTCGCATATTAAGACACGTAGTAGAGGTGCTAAAGTAAGACAAGGTGCAATTATGCATCTGGGTAAACTACCCTACTACAAAGTAGCTCAAGCAGCGGTAGGGGCGAATTTGCAATCTAGTAGGGGAGGGGCAATGACCATGCACTACAATGCTCTCGATCCTGAAATCCTAGATTTACTGTCATTAAAAAATGTACAGACAGTAGAGCAAAAACGCATTAAAGACATTGACTATTCATTTGGTTTCAATGAGGAATTTGCTAGACGTGTTGCCAAAAATGAATCATGGATGTTAGTTGACTACGGGGATGCCCCAGAATTATACGAATCAATGTATGAGGCAGACCAGTCAAGATTTGTTGAGTTATATAACTCTGTAGAGAATAATCCATTGGTCAAAAAAGAATTTGTCAATGCTCGTGATGTCGCATTGAAGGCGCTGAAAGAGGGAGTAGAAACCGGTAGGATTTACTTACATCGAACAGATGAGCTAAACCGACATACACCATTTAAAGATAAAATTTACAGCAGTAATTTGTGTTAAATTAGCACCCTTATTCTGTGAAGAATATTGAATAAGCCATTGAACTCAGGGGAAATCTAGAACAGATAATCCTGATCGAAGCCTAATGTAATAATATCAGGGGTAATGTCCTGACTGTCCAAGTGGACAGGAGATACGTAGTCATCGTGTATACATTTTGAACGAGCAACGACTATCCCGTAAGGGAGTACGTTCAAGTGAACGGAAGCAGTGGCCCCTTGTTTAAACTAAACAAGGTGATGATATAGTCTGGTCTACATAGGGATATGTAGCTGCCTCACGGCGGGGAAGGATTAACGATCTTTCCTGAACACAACGCAAGAAATAGCCCTACCAACAAAAGGGTATAACTCTGTAGCTGAATTATATGCTGACGATAGCCTTGGTGGAGAAATTGGGCTATGTAGTCTTGGGGCAATTGTAGCTGGAAACACAACACATGAGGAATGGGAAGATGTTGCGTATTATACAGTACTGATGATCGATAATGTAATTGAGTTGATGGAGTATCCATTCCCACAGTTGGCAGCTACAGCAAAAGCACGTCGTAGTATTGGTGTAGGTATTACAAATCTCGCTTATGATATGGCAGTACGTGGACTACGTTATTCCTCTATCTCAGGTAAGAGGTACATCCACAAATTAGCAGAATTGCACAGTTACAGTCTACACAAAGCATCACTTCGGCTTGCAAAAGAGCGCGGTGTTTGTGATTGGATAGGTAAGACAAAATATCCAGATGGATGGTTACCAATCGACACCGCCAATAAGGTGATTGACACTATCGTTGACCAACCACTCTTGTGCGACTGGGAGGCATTACGTAAGGATATTACTGAAACTGGAGGAATTCGCAACAGTGTGTTAGAGGCATTTATGCCCAATGAAAGTAGTAGTGTCGCATCTGGGGGTACTAATTCGATATACCCAATCCGTTCTTTAAAGGTTATTAAGACAAGCGGAACCAATAAGAATTTGTTTATTGCTCCAAAAGCAGAAGACTTAAAATGGGACTATGAATTAGCTTGGGACATTCCAACAAAAGATATGTTAGAAGTATATGCTATTATACAGAAGTTTACAGGACAAGCTATCAGCGCCGATCTGTATATCACATATAATAGTAGTGTTGGAGAAAAATCTGTTGGTGCGAAGGAGTTGTTAACACAGTTCTTAACATTTACAAAACTTGGTGTAAAATGTCGATATTACGTGAACAGTAGTACAGGTGTTAATCTTGACGAACAAAAATGTAGTAGTGGTGGTTGTACATTATAAAGGAAGAATATGACAGTATTTAACATTAAGAATTCAGGGTGGATTACAAAGCAATATCCACTGTTTTTAGGAGAAGAGCTTGGTCTTTATGATAGTGTGAATTGTTGTCACAAAGAATTGTTCGATGTATATAAACAACAAGTGTCTCAACGATGGGTTGAAACGGAATTCAATCATGAACAGTCACGGCTGGATATGGTATCATGTCCTAAGAATATCCACGATGTGATGCTACTGAATCTGAGTTTCCAATTTGTGCTAGATAGTGTGGCTTCTCGTGCAATTGCTCCATTGTTTGCACCATTTGTGACTAACAGCGAATTATGGGCAGCATTGATGGAAAACAGTAACATGGAAGTGGTTCATGCACTTTCTTATAGTGAAATTGTACGACAATGTGTGACTAATCCAGATGAAGTATTTAAATTATCTGTACAAAACGACAAGACAATTCAACGTGCTGTGAAGGTAGTAAGTGTGTTTGATGCTTTGCAAAAAGCAGGAGCGGAGTATACATTAGGGATTCGGAAAAACGATCAAGATACTTACAACATCGTGTTTAAGGGATTGGTAGCACTCTATATTCTGGAACGCTTGCAGTTTATGGCCTCCTTTGCAGCAACATTTGCAGTGGTAGAACATGGTTATTTCCAAAGCATCGGGAAGATGGTACAAAAGATTATGCTAGATGAAATCTTCTGCCATTACACAACTGACGCTCTTGCATTGAAAATTGAACTTTCCACTGAACGTGGTAAAGTTGCAATGGAACAATGCAAAGATGAAATTCTTGAAATGATTGCAGAAGTAACCAAGCAAGAACACCAGTGGAGTGAATATCTGTTCAGTGAAGGTAGGGCTATTGTTGGATTGAATGCTACATTACTAAATGAATGGGTTGACTACAACACTCAAGCGGTGTATGATGGTCTGGGTTTATCTGAAAACATTCCATTTCAACGAGTTAAAGAAAACCCTCTAAAATGGATGGACAACTGGATTGAGATTGATAAGTTCCAAAATGCTCAGCAGGAGGCCGATGGGAACAACTACGCATTGAATGTAGTAAAGAACGATCTAGAAGATGAAGAGCTAGATTTCTAATATTAAATAAGGAGAGAAAATGTCAAAAGTATATAACCAAGAACAACAAGAGTTTATCCGCACGGCACGCCAAGCTTATGTATGGCATGTCGCTGAAATTGATCGTCAAAAAGAATATGTTAAAGAAACATTTGAATCTCTGATTGATAAACTAGGTATTGACCCTAAAGAAGATAAAGAATCCGTTAAAGCTTTGAAGAAAGGTTTTGCGCTGTATTATAAAAATACCAAAGATGAAGAGCAGCGTGTAATTGATGGCGCTGTTGAAATTGCAGAACTATAAGGAGAAAATATGACTGAAAAAGCTAAAGTATATGCAGCACGTACAGAAAAAGATGTTTATGCTATCACAGATGAACAGAAACAAGCTTCAGCAAAGCGACGTGCTGAGCAACGGGCCAAGCGCCCTCCTAAAGAGGAAAAGCCAAAAGTGAAAGTTGTAGCAGAGCAACCTAAGAAGAAAAAGAAGTAATAGATAAAAAGAAAGCCCCTTGGGAGAAATCCCTTGGGGCTTTTATTATTTATGCAGCAGAGTTTAGGCCGCTGTATCACATAGACAGCGAATAGTAGCAGTGTCGTTGTTGTATGCTGAAGCTGATGCATTGACAATTCGTTTCACCCATACGGCTTTATGTTCACCCGGCTGGATATTACCAATTGATAGTGCTGCACCTTGGTTTGCTGGAGCACTGAACGTCACCCCGGTTGGTGCTGTAGACTCATTGGCTACTGTCTGTTCTGTACCATTTACAGCAGAGCTACCAAGACCAATCTCAATCGTAGTGTCTGCTGAAGTCGTATTAGACTGAATCCAGATAACACTATTCTGCATTGTTAATGTTGCATGTGCATTGTGTACGTAGAAGCAACGATATTCTGTATCACCAGCAGAGGATTCTGCACTAGATACAACATCAAATAAATTATGTATGCCTGCTCCAATAGCTGTGTTAGACTTTACACCGCCCAAAGATGCGTTAGGGTCTGTATTACCACTACCGCCAGAAAGGCGATAGACAATATCTGTAGAAATGATTGGCATTGTGTTTCCTTATTGAATTGAAATGATACGTGAAGATTGCTCAACTTTTATTGTTCTTGTTTCTTGAGAAATAACAAGAATACGTTCTAACGGTGGAAGGGTGGTATCTTGTATTGTTATGTTGTATCTAATGACTAAATCACCAGAAACAATCCCTGCGCTATCCCATACAAGGGTAAGGTCTTGCTGTGTTGAAGATAGAAGATTTGCAGTGATAATCAGGTCATTAACTACTACTTCTGAGATACCCCAAGCAATAGCTTGGTCTTGTACAACACTATTTAGAATGTTAAATGAAACTGTATTGTCTGAATATGTTGACTGTAACAAATTCCAGTAGGTATTGAAGTCTTTGTAGGCACTGCTTACAATATCATATCGAAGTGGTAAATCAGCAAAAGCTGTAAGCATTGTTGATTCAATATCCCACACCACCTCTTTATCAGCAAATACAAACTGATTTATGTTCCAAGATAGGCTAACATCTTGATTAGCACTTACAAGAATATCATAATTTATTGTCTTGTCAGCAAATACACTTGAAACTATATTCCATGTCGTATTAACATCTGTGGTTACACTGGATGTTGTATTCCATGCTAGAATTCCATCAGAAACAACATTGTTCAATATGTCCCAAGATAATCCTTTATCAGACTGAACATATTGCTCAAGATTCCACTCTGTTGCTTTATCGGCAATTACTTGATTAAGCGCATCCCAACTGAATGTCTTATCTGATGTAACACTTGTGTTAATATCCCAAGAAACACTACCATCACTGTTGGCCCTATTTAGAGTGTTCCATTCGATAGTTTTGTCTTGTTGGGCATGCGATAAAAGGTTATAACTGAGGACAACATCGTTTGAAATACTACTTAATCCATCAACAGCATTGATTAAGTACGTCCTTGAAGGTTTTAGTACTTGATACGGGTTAACAGTCAGCGCACGTATCTCTGCGTCGGACAGCAGCCGGTTATAGATGAGGACTAGCTCAATATCACCACTCAGGGCACCGGCCCCCCCGGTGCTTTGCGCCGCGACGGACACGGGGAGGGAGGTAGACGCCAGCGAGCTGAGTGCTGTTCCGGTTTTTGTGCCCGCCACTGGAAAGCCATTTACCCACAGACTACAGACGTCGCCGGACGCTTTCCAGCCGCCAGCGACAACCGCTCTCGAAGAAGCTGGAACAGTTGCCGATGTGGCAGTGTAGACGCGATTTACTGCCCCGTCACAGGCAGCAAACAGGGGCTGGCGAGAGGAGTTTATCGCTAGAAGAAACTGCCTATTACCAGGCGAACCCCACACGCCGGCCAGCGGTCGTTCCCCTCCCGATAGCGTCGTAGAAACAGACAGGACGGTAAACTCTTTCGACATCCCGGCGATATTCGGGAGTGTATACGACTGCACCGCCTGAGCGCCGTTGCAGCGTAGCGTTTGACCGTACTGATTCTGCCCCGGTACATTATTCGCTGGGCTGTTGTTTGTTGCACGAGCGCCGGAAACGTGGTCAAGTCCTGTTGACGCGAACCACGCACGGCTCAACCCCGCCGTTAGTGGGTTCGACCAGTCTATCGCCGCTGGGGAGTTAGGTGCCTTCTGGCGGGGGAGCTTTAAAATAACCCCGCCCATTTACGCCACCGTTGCGCTTATCTCGCTGTAATACACGCTATTCCCGGACGCCGCCAGCGCCGCGCCAGAATCGTTCTTGACGATGATCTTGCTGGCGTATGGCAGCACGCCGCCTAGCGCAGCGGCTAGAGAGAACGTCTTGGTTTGCGCCGTCGAGTTAGTGTTCAGCGGTACTGTGCCGACAAAAAACAGGTCAGGCTCGTCTGTTGTGGTCGTGCCGCTCTCCGGGCCGGAGGTAAAGTTCGTTCCGTCCAGACTGATTTTAGCGAAAACAACAAGTTGCTTGTTGCCCGCTACCGTGCCCGGCGTGGCCGTCACTTCGACCAGCACATCCAGCGGCTGACTGGTGTTGTGCGTAATCGTGCCAGCAGAAACGTATGTCACCGATGCAAGTGAGTTAAGCGCCGAAGTTGTCAGCGCCGTGCGAGTGCCGACTACTTGTTTTATTGTTGCCATATCATACTACCCCTGCGTTGTGCAAATCATATTCGGTTGCTAGTTTGTTATTCCCATACAAAATTTCAAATCTACTGGCTGGCATTTTTGCCATTGATTTAACACCAGAAACCTCAGCAGATGTAATACCTCCAATCCCCACTAAACTATCTAACATTTGTTGTGTAGCAGGTTCTCCAATATCAATCCCGGACTCTTGCTGTAAGAATTTCATTGCCCACTTTAGAGCAGGAACGGATGCTGATAATACTTCTAGCTTATCTAAAAACATAGCCCCATCGACAGGGCCAATACCATAGCTAGCCATGACACCTCGTGCAGTAATCATTCTGCTCTTAGGCATTGCCTCTGTTTGAGAGTTAAGTAGTTCTACCACCTTACCGGGACTATGCGGAAGATGATTTGCATACCCCTTCCCTGCCGGATCATTATTGATTTCATTTTGTAATAGTGTATAATCCATATTCGTCTTTCTTATTTAGGCCATCCATAGATAATGGCTTGTTTTTCTCTTTCACACTTACCAAGTAATTCAATAACAGTAGCTGTATAAATTTCCACTTTACGATAAGATTCACCTTTATTCGGTGGGAATGGCGGGATGTGTTGTTGTACTATTGGTGCTGGTGGGAACTTGCAGTGCATCACTTCTTGCTTTTGTAATAAACTGCACCCCTGCATTATCAATAACACAATCAGTAGGTAAAGGTGGCGCATTGTTGTGCTCCTTAATTAGCTGTTGCATTCTCTCGCTCAATTGCTTATTATGTTGCATAGCTGTTGTAATACTATCATTCATTCTCTGAACATCATTCTGATAATTTAATGATAGCATCTTCTCAGTTTGCAATTGAGCTTGTGTATTTGCCAATCTTTCTTTGTCAAATCCAGATTGTGCAAGATTCCATGTAACGACATTTGTGCTTGCTAACAAAGCAATTATACAGCTAATTTTAGCAATAGTCAACCAATTTAAGCCACCAAGTTTACTGCCCATCTTTAGTAGAGCTGGAAGCACTTGTGTTCCCCCATTTTAGTCCAATAAACTTCTCTGCTACTTTATGTCCTGCCACTAGAGATGCGTATACAAACCACAAATCAACATTGAATCCAGATTGGATATTGTGATAAACAAAGAATACAGACATTAGTAGATGGCCTGTAACAGCAGCTAATTTACTGCCTACTACTCTTCCTGTTTGCCTATCTAAAATGAGGCCAGCAAAACGCTGGCCTAGAGTTAAATTAGTGTCCATACATTAAGGCCTCAAATTTACGCCTACGTGTTAAACCATCTAGCACTTTAAGTTCACCGTTTACTCTGGCTTTATTCCATTTAGTAAATTCATTTTGAGCTGTTGCAAAGTCACCGGCTAAATGCTTTTTAAATAAAGTAGAAGATGTAAGAGCACCTACTCCAAGATTGTATGCAAAGCTAGTTAGAGCATTGATTTGACCCTGTGAGGGAACATCCTTTAGCTTATCTTGAATCTCTACAGCAATCTCATAAGCCTTGGATTGCAAGTAAGCTGCCTCTTTGTCTTTTGTAGTAGTCATACCTTCTTTTACACCATCTGTACGACCATACCCGATTGTCCATACACCCGCAGGACATTTATATGCTTTAGCCTCAAACCCTTCAAATTGCATGATTAAATCAATACAATCTTTACTAGGCATAATTAGCTGCTTACTTGCTTTTTCCATCATATGCTCCTATTATGCTGCCGATGTTCGTTGAACTTTTAGCCCCACCTAATGAGCTATTAGGAACAGTATTAGATGCACCACTGACAGGATTAAGTGCTTGTACTGCCCATATTCCAGAAACAGCTTGCCATCCTGACGGAAGCGCTCCTACCGTTACAGAATCAAAATTACTAGAATATAATGTACTCATTTATTACCTCTTATGTTTGTATGTTATCGTCTTGTTCTGCTAAAGGAGAGATAATAGATAATACAATATCTGGAGGAAGGTCTTTACCTTGAACTTTAACAAGGTGAACTATTAGACGAGATAGATTGGTAATCTTCTCACTTTGCTCTTTAATCTGAGTTTCTAGTCCTTGGATACGAGCCGACAAAGCTGCGTCTTCTTTTGCAAGTCTTTGCCAATCTTCCCTGAGTTTTGTATTTGTTTCTCTAAGCTCTTTATTTTCTTTTTCAAGAACATCAATTTGGTTGCCAGTAGATTTATCAATTTTGTCATCTTTTCTATCTCCATTCCAGCCTCTAATAGCTCTTGATAATCCTTTTACAATAACAAATAAGCCAAGGGCACCGGAGGCTGCATATCCTGCAATTTCATTTCCTCCCATTTATAAATACTCCAAGAAGGTTTACATTAGACCAAAATAAACTGCATAGAATGCACTAGAATAGAATATATTGGAGCCACTTAAAACTCCACTAAGATGTGCTACAAATAGCCAAAGAAATGTACAGAGAAATGCACTAACAGTTCTAAACCAATTAGATAGTTTACTTGAGCTTGATAGTAGTGTACTAACTACTAAAGCACCTAGAGCTAGGAAAGCATAGAGTAAACTATCCACTTTATTAGTTAAATATAACATAAAATCTAAAGCTGTCAATGTTATACTCATAAAACAAATTGTTATTAATGAGAAAGCCCTGTCATTTGTTCTAGAGACTAAAGAGTATATCTTATGCTTTAGCTGAGCTTTTCTGTTAGCCATTTAGCTAATTCTCCTAAGCTTGCAGGATCATACTTTCTTCC